ATACAAAAAGAATTTAAACAGGAATTAAGTAAGATAACTGACCCTGATGAAATGGTTGAAGTTAGACAAGTAGAACAATTAAATAAGGATTCAATGGTTGCTTGGAGTATTTATCAAAATCAAAGGGGAGTAATGTCCTTTGATTGGGAAATAGATGGCAAGCTTGGATCTAATGTTGGAAAACTTGAAAAACAATTTGCAAACTATTTAAAGAATGATGTACCTAATGGAACAGTTATTAAGGTAAATGCATCAAATGACACTTTGTGGGGTGCTAGTAAGGCACAACTAAGACGAGGTGGAAATATACGTGAGAGGTTATATAAAAAATATGGCTTTGGGTCAAGCGGTATTATGAAGGAAGATGGTGTTGAAATGTTTGCTGTTAAGACACCTGAAGGATTAGTGCCAGCTAGTAGTCTAAAAGAAGCAGAAGAAATTCAACAAAGACTTTTACAAGGTACTGATTTTATTGAAGACGGATCAGAAGCTGCATATCAAAAAGCAGTTGCTAGAGAACAAAACGTAAATGCACAAATAGGAGAAAAAGCTGCATTACAAGCACAATCTATGAGAGGACAATATGGTGGTTATAAAAACAAACCTATTTCTGATCCTTGGCAAGCATCTCCTAACTCTACTGGTAAACCAGCTGATGTCTTTTTTCAAAAACAAAAGGTAGATACAGACTGGGGTTCTCAACATGGTTCTACTGACAGTCCATTCACACAACGTCAGATAGAAAATCTTTCTGAAAGTGCAGATATTTCTGAAAAAGAAATGGTTGATCTTCTGAAACCATTTATGTCAGATGCAAGAATCAAAGCAGAGATTGCTGGATTAAAAAACGGTAAGACATTAGCAGATAAATTTTATGACTCTATAAGAAGAGCACATGAAGTAATGCATGGTAGAGAGCGTTTAGAAGATATAAATCCAGAAATGTTTGCTGCATTTGATGCCAGAATGGATACTATACAAGGTCAAAAAGTTTGGACATCAACTGACATTCTCGCAGCGGATTTTGTTATTGGTGCATTAATGAGAAAAGCTAGAGATCATGGTATTGCTGGAAGAGAACTATTTGAAATTGCAGATTTAGCAGATGTAGATGGTCCTACTAAAGCTTTATATGACACTCTCGTTGCTGGAATAATTCAAAGAAAAAGATCTTCTTATATGGCTGGATTAAATCTTAAAAACTTTGATGTAAGAAATCCAGAAATTAAAGCACAAATGAGAGAAGCTGTTGAAGATGAAATTGTAAAAACTAAAACTGCATATCAAGTAGCTTTTAAATATGCTGGCGATAATCCAGATGATTCTTTATTTAAAGCGTATTATGAAACAGTCTCAATGAGTAATGATATTCATAACTTTGATGACTTTGATGCATGGATTAAAAGAAAGCTAAAAGGTGGTGAACTAGACGGTAAAACTAGAACTGGTGTTCTTATAAAAGAACTTCAAGGTGTAATGGTTAACAGTGTTCTTAGTGGACCTAAAACAGCTGCTAGAGCAATTATGGGTACTGGTTCAGCTACGTTCCTTAGACCTTTCTCCCAAATCATAGGCGCAACTATGAGAGGAGATAAGGCTACACAAAGAGCTTCATTGGCTGCTATGAGTGGCATGATTGAATCTATACCTGAAGCTTGGAAGGTGTTTTCTACTAAATTAAATGCTTACTGGTCAGGAGATATTTCTACTATAAAAACTAGATTTCAACAGCGAGCACGTGGTGATGAACAATGGGCTATGCTTGGAGACTGGATAGAAAATAGTGGTAGAGCAGATGCTGGAGATCAAGGTGCATATTATTTAGCAAACATGGCTAGATCTTTAAATGATAATAAGTTTCTTACTTATTCCACAAAGATCATGGCTGCGACTGATGACACTTTTGGATATATATTGGCTAGATCTAGAGCTAAAGAAAAGGCTATGCGCCTTGCTATGGATCAATTTAGCGAAGGAAATATTACTGAGATAACTCCAGACTTATTAAAAAATGCACAAGATAGATTCTATTCACAAATAACAGATGTAGATGGAAACATAACAGAAAAGGCAACTCTTTTTGCTAAACAGGAAGCTACATTAACAACAGATTTAACAGGGTTTTCAGCTGCATTAAATAATGCTTTTGAAGCAATGCCTTGGGCTAAACCTTTCTTTTTGTTTGCAAGAACTGGAGTTAACGGGTTAGCTTTAACTGCTAAACATACTCCTGTATTTAATTTATTTGTTAAAGAATGGAATGACATAGCTTTTGCAAACCCTAATAATTTAAAAGGTCTACAAAAGTATGGAATAGAAACAGTAGAAGATTTAGCTAATGCTAAAGCTTTACAGGCTGGAAGACTTGCTATAGGTTCATCAGTTATCTCAATGGCTGCTATGCATTTTATGAATGGTAATCTTACTGGTAATGGACCAGCTGACAGACAGAAAAGACAGTTTTGGATTAACTCAGGATATAAACCAAGAACAATAACTATAGGTGGAGTACAGGTAAGTTACGATTCATTTGAACCATTCAACCTATTACTTTCTACTGTTGCAGATATTGGTGATTACAACCAATTGATGGGTGAAGAGTGGACAAAAGATCAATATCAGAAATTAGGTTTAGTTGTAGCACAAGCTGTTTCCAGTAAATCTTACTTAGCTGGTATTCAACAGTTTGTTGAACTATTTAGTGGACAACCTGGAAGTTGGGAAAAGATTATTGCTGGATTAGCTAATAACCAAATACCTCTTTCTTCATTAAGAAATGAAATAGGTAAAGTAATTAACCCTGCAATGAAAGAACTTAACAGTGGTATTACTGACGCTATTAGAAATAGAAACTTAATGACTGAAGGTTTAGATCCAGACGGTGGTCTATCTACTAAATACGACATGTTAAATGGTCAACCAATAAGAGACTGGGATTTTCCTACTCGTATGTTTAATATGTTTAGTCCTTTCTATATAAACCTAGATCAGGGTGAAGGTAGAAAACTTTTATTTAATAGTGGTTATGACATGAGTTTGTCTGTATTCTCATCACCTGATGGAATTAGTCTTAAAGATTCTCCACGTCTTAGATCTAAATTTATGAAAGCTATTGGAGATCAAAACCTTGAAGCTAAATTTAATAAACTTGCTAAAAATCCAAAGATTATAAATTCAATAAATCAAATGCAAGCTGATTTACGAGCTGGCAGAAAAGAGATAGATCCTAGAAAAGCATACGTACATACAAAAATTATTCATACATTATTTATGGATGCTAGACGTAAGGCATGGGCTCAAGTACAAAATGATCCTGAAGCTTTACAGCTATATCAAGAAGATAAGCGTATAAATATGCAGAATGTTCAAACTTTGAATTTAACTCAAGATTTTAAAGATCAGGACAAGATTAATAACGCCCAGAATTTATTACTACCGTACAGATAAATGGCACAAAAAATACATACAACCACAACTGGCGATGTTTCAGGTAATACTCTTGGTTATACATTTGACTTTCCTTCTTTAGCTCAAGACGATATCAGAGTTAGTGTCGCTGGTGTTTTAAAAACATTAACAACTGACTATACAATTGGTCAGTGGTCAGCAACAGGTAGCACTTCAAACTTTATTCAATTTGTTAACAGTACTAAAAGAGGTACTGGTAATGTACGAATATTTAGAGAAACACCTAAAACAGCACCTGAAGCTAGTTTTACAAGTGGTTCAGCTATTAAGGCTGATGATTTAAACAATAATCAAAAACAAGCAATATATGTAGCTGAAGAGTTTGAAGATGACATGACAAACTTGGCAGCTAACGATACATCAGGATTTTCTATTAATGGATCTAATATTGCTGATAACTCTATAACAAGTACTAAGATTGCTGGATTAAACGTAGAAGAAAGTGATATAGCTAATGATGCGGTTACTGCTAATAAATTAAAATCAAGTACTTCAACAGATAGTGTTAGGGCTGTTACAACCAATCATATACGTGATGGTGCAGTGACTGATGCAAAGATTGCTGGTGTGGCTGGATCAAAAGTGACTCCAGATTTTGGTAGTCAGACTATAACTACAACTGGACACACAAATATAGGTTCATTAACTGTAGGTAGTACTAGCCCAGTAATTGTATTAAATGACAGTAATCATAGTCCTGATTACAGACTAAATGTTGAAACTGGAAAATTTAAGATTCAAGATACATTTAATAGCAATGCAGATAGATTAGTAATTTCAGAAACAAATACTAGAATAACTAATAATCTTGATGCTGAAGCTGGATTAGACGTAACCGGTACTTGTACAGCTACAACCTTTAGTGGATCTGGAGCTTCTCTTACAAACCTACCTTCAAGTGCTTTATCAGGTGCTTTACCCGCTATAGATGGATCAGCATTATTAGGAATAACTTCGTCTATAAAAAGAGTTAAAGTAGTCAGTAATGCAAATGAAGTAAATTTTGGAAACACTTCAGCATATAATGACCACCTTACTATAACTTTTGGTGATGTTGCTAGTACTTCTAAGTTTTTAGTATTAGCTATTTATCAAATTAAAAACGAAAATGATAGTAGTAGTAGCAGGACCTATGCAAAAATAGATAATACCGGTGGTAGTTTTCTAATTAATCGCGAAAATTCAACTAATTTAAATGTCTATGTACAATTTAATCATTGGGAATTTGATACTGCTAGTAATACAACCAATAGAACATATACATTAAAAGTAAAATCCAGCAGTAGTCATAGTTCAAGTAACCCATTCGTACAAAACGCTTTACTTCTAGGAATAGAATTTACACCCTCTTAATAAATAAACAAAACATACAATGGCATACAAAACATTTGACGGAACATCACAGGTGTTTTCCGTTAGCAATTCCTTTACAAGTCCTACACAAGTAATTGAAGGACTATCTATACCAGAGCACGATCATGTTGCACTGGCATATACCGGAGCAGATAATGCGGGTTCCGAAGACCCTAATACCATTACTTACAAAATGGGTGGAAGTAGTGGTACAACAGTTGCAACTTTAACACTTACATATGCAGCAGTTGGACGAATAGCAACAATAACAAGAGCATAAATTATGGGACTTAAATTTAATCCTTTAACGGGAAATCTTGAAACAAAACCCCTTGTTAGTCACCTTTACCATCAGGGTACTGAAAAGGTTTTTGCAACATCTGCTGGATTTAGAACTACTGGAGAAGGTGAGTTTGATGGTGGTATTAGATTAACTGATACAAGAAGAATAAAGTTTGGAGATAATGCAGACTTTGAAATTTATCACAACGGAACCAACAATTATCTTGACAGCAGTAATGGTCATATATATCTTAGACTCAAAGATACAGGTGGCAATCAAGAAAATGCTATTAAATGCACACAGAATGGAAATGTAGAAATTTCATTTGATGGAACTAAAAAACTTGAAACTCTAGGCGGGGGAGTTGATGTAACTGGTTATTTAGATACAAGTGATGGTGGTACTTTTACAGCTAGTGGTGCTTATGGAATATCAATCCATAATACTAATAATCCATCAATGGGTCACTTGTTTATCTATGGTGATAATGGATTAATTCGTTTCCGTAATAATTCTAATACTTATACAGCAAGAATAGGATATAACGAAGGCAGTAATAGCCTGTTCTTACATAATCAAGAAGCTGGAACAGATTTAGGTATAATTGCAGATGGAGCTAAACTTGGTGATAACAAGAAATTTATTGCTGGAAATGACAGTGATTTATCCATTTATCATACGGGAACTGACAGCAGGATGATTAATGCTGGCTCTGACTTGTTGATGTATACAACAGGAAGTCATCAAGTTAAAATTCAATCTAATAGTCTAGACTCTGTTGTATGTGTTCCTAATGAATCTACCAAACTATATTTTGATGGTCAAGAAAAATTAAAAACGAGAGGCGATGGTGCTCAAGTCTATGGAACTTTAACGGCATCTGGTCTTACTTCTGCTGGTGGTTTAACAACAGAAGGTGGATATATCAATCTTCAAGGTAGCGAGACCAGAAAAATACTATTACAAGGTGTAGATGGAAACTTTATTCAGTATCGTAATGCTTCTGGAGTATTTGCTGCAAATTTAACATCAGTTGGAAATGGTGATACTTTCAGAATACAGAATGAAAAAAGCGGTGGAAATATATTTTTGGATTCTACTAGATTAGAAATTAATGCTTCTCAGATAGATTTTAATAACTTACCTACATCTGACCCTTCTGTAGCGGGAAGACTATATAACGCCTCGGGTACAGTAAAAATAAGTGCAGGCTAATTAACAAAAATACAATTTAAAACAAAAAATTATGTCT